TGCCGGCTGCAACCATGTCGTCGTACTGATCGCCAAGCTCAGACTTGAGCGCCTTGTCCCACTGCTTGTGGCGATCGGCGCTGATCTTGTTGAGCGCCTGCATCGAGGCGGCCTGCTGCTTGAAGAAAAAGTCAGCGGAGGCCTTCACCTCCCGCGGGCTCATCCCCTTTTCGTAGGCTTCGCGGGTGAAATCCGAGAGCATGCCCTTCTCGACTTCGCTCATCGCGTAGCCTTCAGGGGCCTTGATGCCGTAAGCCTGCATGTAGGCGTCAGGCTTTGCATCACCCTGGATCTCAGGAAGGCCGAGGCCCTTGCGGTATTCCCCGATCTGCTCTGGCGTGGCGTTCTCAGGGAGCGAGACCGGGCCCGACTTCTGGCTGATCTTGGTCTGGGCTTCACGGTAGGACTTCAGGAGATCGCCGGGCTGCTTGAAGCGCGCCAGCATCTCAATGCCCTTGGGATCATCCCCGGCAATCAGAGCGCGCCAGTCGGGACCACCGTTGCCGCCGATCTCGGTGGAGCCTGGCTTGGCTTCCGTCAGGCCATCCGTGTTCTGACCCAACCCGCCACCGAGCGAGGTCAGGCCTGCATCACCGCTTGGTGCGGCGGTCGGCTGAGCGTCGGGCGACGAGTTCGGTTGTGCTGATGGGCTCGTAGTGTCCAGCATGCGGTTCCTCTTGCTTCACAAGTCGATCGAGCGGCATCGTGATGGCGAGTTGCAGTTGGCGTGCAACCCAGGCCCGGCCGCAGTTGAATGCCGTGATATCCGGTTCTCCCGGAGCCAACGGAATGCGGTTGATGCCGCAGATGAGTTCGACCAGATGCGAGATCACGCGGCGCTGAAGCGCGGGATCAGCCCCGCCGTCCCACACCGCTTTCAGTGCAACGGCCTCTTCCTTCGGCCAGTCGTAGTCAGGGATCATGCCGGCGCCGGTAACATCGGGAACCTAGGTTCAGCCGGGTTCGGGATTGTTGCCGCGGCTTCAGCAGCATTCACACCGCTATCGATCAGCTTGGCCACGTTCGGAGCGGCGCCAATCATCTGCTGCACGCCATTCATCTGCGCGGCCATCTCGCCCTGCTTCTTGGCCACGCTTTCGTCGAGCAGCCACGGAGCGCCGCCGATGCCCATCACCGACTCGCGGAACATCTTCACGCTATCGATCTGCTGCAGGCTGGGCGACTGGCTGGCCGCGGCCTCAAGCGCTGCGGTCGTGTTGGCAAGCTGGGCGACCTCGGCCACCATCTGGGCCTTCTGCCGCTCCATCATGTCGGTCAGCGGGTTGTCCCACTGGTAGGTTAGCTCAACGTCCTTTAGCTCTTCTGGAGCATCGACGTTGCCATAGCCCTGCGCGGCCTCAATCGCCTTGTCGACCTCGTAGAGCATCGCTTCGTTGTAGTCGGTTTGGATCGGCGCAAACAACGGCAGCGCGGCCCTCACGTATTCGTCGATGAGGAACTGCACCTCGAGCGTCGACTTGGAGTTCCTCGTGTCCGGCATGCGCAGCACGTCGAGATAGAACGCGCGGGCAAGCTGTGCTGCGGTACGGTCGAGGCTGTCGATGCCCAGGCCGAAGTTCTTGCCAAGTTCGAGCGGGCGCAGCGGATCGCCGGTCCTCTCGTCATACTGCTTGTCGACCCAAGTGATGGCGCGGCTGTCGAGCCCGACCGTGCCCCGGATGGCGTCCTGCACGGCGATCAGCGGCGGGTTGATCTGCTTCTCGGCCGCTTCCATGATCGCAATCGCCTGCTGTTGGATCAGGCGGGCATCGGGAAGCGCGATCGTGGTGGCCGGGCTGATGGCATAGGGCCAGTTGAGCACTCGCACCCACATAGGGACGACGTAGCGGAAGGTTTCCTGATGGGTCTCGCGGATGACCTCTTGATTGGTCGCGTCGACCCACACCGAAACCCAGCCGTCCTTTCGCTTGAGCGCGCCCTTCTTGATGTAGGCGTCATACTCTTCGGCGGGCAGCACTTCGTGCCGGATCTCGATCTCCTCGTCCGGCGCCTTCTCGACCTTCTCCTTGACCTTGGCGCTGATCTTGTCCTTCGGCTGGCGGAAGCGGCGGACCATGTTGCGCAGCGGGATTTGCTCGCGCCGCGTGATGGTATCTGGCTTGTTGTCGTTGCCGATGGCCCAGACGCAATCCTTGGTGTGCCAGGCTGCAATGCGCAACGCAGAGCGTGAAGGGCCGTCATAGTCAACGGACAGCACCGCATCCCCGAACAGCGAGAAGAACCGGTCTGCGGTCTTGGTTGCCGTGCTGAAGCCCGTGGATCGGTCGGTCATGATCCGCATCATCACGGTGGACTTCCAGTCAAGATACTCGCGGCAGGCTCGATTGTTGTTGATCTCGTCGTCCTGGGTGCGATGCCAGAACCACTGCTTGCCGGCGGGGCGCAGCATGGCGCCGACCTGGCCGACGAAATCCCGAGCCATCAGCAGCGGCGTGCCATCGGCAAGATGCGATGCGAAGTCGTCGCCCCAGATCAGCGTGTTTGTCCAGGAAGCAAGGTCAGGCGCGAAGTTGAGCGCGACTTCCTGCCGGAACGTGTCAAGCGTCTGCCTCTTGGCGAAGCGTGCGCTGGACCGCTTGAGGAGTTCGACGGCGTTCTCGTCAGCCATCAGCCTGGTCTGGCCTTTTCACGTGCTGCCAATAGAACCCGAACTCTTTCGATGCTTGATGCGAACCTTTGACCCAAGCGTCCGCATCCGACATGCCTTCGGACTTGAACTGCTCGGTCAATTCGCCTGCTCTTTTGAGCCAGTCGATGAAATGGTTCATCAGCCGAGCGTCGTCCTCGAATAGGCCGCAGAAGCGCCAGACGGCGGCGTGGCACCGGAGAGGTTCGTCGACGCCTTGCCCTGCCGGTCCTGCATTTCTTTCTGCATCTTCTCCTTGCGGGCCTGGATCACGTCGGCATCCATCGGGGATGGTATGCGGATCGGATCGGGCTGCTTGACCTCAGTCTTGGTGTTGTCGATGACCTGAGGTTTCGGGGCGAGCATGTTCACTGGTCTAGCGTCTCCCTGCGAGATAGCGCGGCGCTGGCCGCGATGTGCTGGCATGTGTCTGCCGACTGAAGTCAAACCCATCGTTGCGGCGTGGCTGCATCCGTCTTGCGCCGGTCGCCATGGCGATGATCACTGCGTCTCCGTCGTCAGGTGAGCGGCCGATCCGCTTTCTGATGTCTTCCTTGGACTCCACCTGAATGATGCCGCCGCTCAGAAGCTTCCAGCGATAGGAAGCCAGATCGGCTCTCAATTGCGCATCCGGCGGGAGTGCAACCTTTTCCTGGCTCTCGGGGCTCAGCAACTCGCGCAGTCGCCACGTAGCTTCCGCGCGCTTGTTCTTGAATCCGAGCTTGCCGTCCGATGTCCGGCCCGTTGCTCCTTCCGAAGGCACGAACCCGAACGTGGAGATTTCCGCCTCGTTGAGTTTCTCGAACGTCGATCCACCGTAGCCGCCGCCCATGTCGATATTGGCTTGAGCTGCGTGGCGCTGAAGCTGGATGAACAACCCGGCTACTGTTGCACCATCCGGGGTTTCTGAGCCCTTCCACTTCCTCAGCTTGTCCACCCAATGGTGAACCGATTTTCCCTTCCACCTTGGCGCCATGACCGTGCAGTCAGAGCCGCCCTGCGCCACGTCGATGCCGACCGCTTCCATTCGCTCGCCGTCGCTGTCCTTCCAGCGATCTTGTGCGGCTCTGATCCAGTCAGTCGGGATGACTTGGAACTCGTCCTCCGAAGCGCCGGCTGTGAAGTCGCCTTTGAGGTAGCGCTTGCGCAACTCTTCGGGCATCTGCTCGAGCTGCGTGCGGTAGTTCGTGCGGGCAAGATCCGGGTTGTCCCCGAGGCCAGACCTGATGAACGTGCGCGAGATCGTGGGGCGCAGCGTTCCGTTGATGTCCTTCTCGCCGGGTTCCTCGAACCACATCCACTGGTCATCGACGCCGCGGCAGCAGTAGAGCAGTTTCCCCATCGGGTAGGGGTAGAGCGGATGGGCGGGATCAACCCACGGTGCGAACCACCTCACGATCCATTCGCCTTCCACGCTCGTCGGTGGGTTCGTGGCGAATACGATCCGGCAGCGCTGGCCCTTCTTCGTCGTGCGCAACCAGCCGATGATGAACTCGACCTGGCTCTCAAGGAAGTCGCTGGCCTCATCAAAGCCGATGAAGTCCTTCGGCCGGCCCTTGTTGCGCTGCTCGTCGCCGGGATGCTGGCAACCGGAGAAGTCGATCACCTTCCCGCTTGGGAGCGTCCAGCGATCATCCTGCCCGTTGTAGCCGTTCCTCGTCTCGAGGATCTGGGCCATGCGGTCCACCAACCAGGATACGTCCTTGTTGATGCGGCGCAGCAGAAGTGAGCGATCGTGCTCTTGAGCGGCGAGGCCGAGAAGTAGGTCCGTCTTGCCGCCGCCGGCTTCACCGCCATAGAGCAGTTGATCGGCTGGGCAATCGTAGGCTTCGGTTTGTGGGCCTGGGTTCGGTATCCAGACCATGCCCGCGGTTGCTTTGTCCGCGAGCTTTACGACCTCCTTTCGCTCGTCTTCCGGCAGAGAGTTGAGCCGGGCTATGATGTCGTCGAGAGAGAGCGACATTAGAAGATTATTTTATCCGCTCGGCTGAGCGAGTTTCATTTCGTAGAATCAGATTGCTCAGCTTTGGCCTTCTCAGCCCGTCCGACAGCGCGACCAAGCATGAATGCCACCTTGCGAGCGTCGGCGCCGTTGTCCTTGAACTCGATTGCGCCGTCATCCTTGCCGACCAGTTCGTTGATCGTGCGGTCTGTGTAGTCCTCGCGGAAGCGAGACTTGACCGACTTGTCCCAGAGCGCGGCATTGAAGTCGCGGCTTTCAAGCCCTGACTGGGCTTTCATCTCCCACCACGACTGCGAGTAGGTGCGCGCGCGTTCCAAAGCGTTTAGAAACTCTGGGTGGACCTTCGCCCAATAGGTGATGGTGCACTTCGCAACATCGAGTTCAGCAGCCATCTGGGCTTGGCTATAGCCGAGCTTGCCCAATTCAATGATGCGGTCGCAAAATTCAGGCCGATAGTCCGGCGGTCTTCCACCAGGATGCTTTGGCTTCTCTACGCTCACGACGCCATCCGCCATGATTAAGCGGCCTTCTTCTTGGGCTTGGTCTTAGGCTTGGGGGTTGGCTTCTTGGCCATGGGTGGGTTCCTTATGCTGCAATTCGACGGAGGGATGAGCGCAGATCGGAGATGGTCTGCGTTCTGATGGCCATAGAGCGCGGCGGGGGAGCATAGCGCTGTTCGATGGGAGGAATTGTTGCGGGAGCGTGGACAGTTTCACGTGCAACAACGGGCTCGTCTGGGGTGTGCTCGCCTTCCTTGCGGCGAAACAGGCCGGCCGAAAAGAAACAGAGCGCTGGGAGGCCAGTGCCGGCGAAAGCCATGGCGAAGTTGGCAGTGAGCTGGGTTCCTTCCTCCGTGCTGGCGTCAGGGCTGAGTTCACCCTTGCCGAAGTAGGCGACAGCCTTGGAGAGGAACTGGTTCATGTGAACGGTCTGGGACGACTTGTGCTCGGTGCTGTTGGCCTTGTCGCGAAGGGCGATCAGCTTTTCGTTAGCCTGCTTGATGCGGGTGTCCAGGCCGTTGCTTTCCTCGAGCACGGCAATGCGCGAAGCGGTTTCGTCGCGCTCTCTGGTTCGCTCAAGGCATTTGGCTTTGCAGCCGCCGCGGGCTGCTTCCTGCTCAATGGCCAAGTTGAGAGAAGCCATGCGAGCACGAAGAGCATCAGCCGTCACGGTAGCCGTCCAGCCGTTCTGCTCGATGAGAGACTGCCGGCGCTTGGTCCAAAAGGCGATTTGCTCGCTGAGCTTGGTGGCATCGTCCTGTGCGCCGGACCATTTGGTGTTCTGCACCTTGGCCGTTTCGATGTCGTGGCCGCGGATGCCGGCGGTGTAGGCTGCGTGTTGTCCAAACTCAATCGCAAGCAGGGGAATGGAGCACAGCGCGAGCACGATGCTCAT